CAGATAGTGTTTGTATATTTTTTATACCTTGCTCAAACCGTTCAAAGTTTAGCTGGTACTGCTGTAGCTCACCACGGTACTGATACACAAAAGCAACTGCACCATCAACTACAACTGCAGCAAACCTGTCAGGTATAGTTGTTGTGTCACCGTGTGCAGATAAATCACTAGGAAATGTGTAGTAATCAAAAGCTAACGTATAAGCTTTATCAGGGTAAGGGTACAGTAAGTATTTATTGTCAGGTGTACGCACTATAAACTTAGGTATACCACCATCCTCAAATTGTGTTACTGTAGTACCACTAGCGTGTAGAGCAGCCGTAGTACTGTTAGCACCTCTGGTACAACCTGTAATGTCATTACCTGATACGCCAGTGTAAGTTACTTGTTCGCTGCCTATATGCACTGTACCACTAGTGTCAAAGCCTGTAGAGGATGTCAGTGTTAGTGTAGTGACTGAACTAGAGTGGGAGCCGTTTAAAGTAGTTGACTGAACGTCATCTTCTTGGTTTGCATAGTCCTTAGATACGTACTCATTGTAATTTAGTATGCTAAGATTATTACCTGATGAACCAAGTGTTTCATTCTTTTTAATTCTTGCAGTATTGTAATCTATATATTTTGTACTAGTAGGTAAAGCGTAGCGAGATACGCCAGCAGTTAGTGTAGATGAATTAGTTGCGTGATTAAATGGGTAGCCAAACTCTCTCTGGTTTATGTACCTGATAGCTTCATTGACTGCTGTTTGACTTTGTGACTGAATACCTCTAGGGCTAGAAAAGTTACTAGACGTAAGCTCTACTTCATTCATACGCACAAGCGTTTTATTAGTAAGCGTAAGAAATGTCTCAGCCATAGTGCAATCCCTATTTTACAAGTAAAGGGGAGCCAGTTGCCCAGCCCCCCAATAAGTTATGCGAGTAGATCACGGTCTACTTCATTCGCAGAACCTGACTGTGAGATGTCATCCATGATAATGCAAACTGCATACACACGTAGAATACCACCAGTAATAGTTCCACTAGATGCTTGAAT